TATCAGGATTGTAAGTTAATAATTCTCTAGCTATTTCAGCAGTAAGTTCCATAATAATTATCCTTATACACTATATTTGTTTATCTGTCAAGCACTTTCTGCCCATACTTCTGACCAGCTACCACTCAATGCACCCTTGGCATAGTCAGTGGAGTGGTTCTCAAAGAAGTTAGTATGAGTAGGTGCATTAATCATAGTCTCTACCCAAGGCAGAGGATTGCGTTTGACCTTGAAGATACCCTTCATACCCATAGAGATAAGCCTACGGTCTGCAATGTACCTGATGTATTCCTTCACCTCAGTATCTCTAAGACCTTCTACCTTACCCATCTTAAATGATAGGTCTACAAATTTATCTTCTAGTTCAACCATAGTCTCTGCAATGCTATAGATGGCTGACTTGGTTTCATCGTTCCATTCTTCACGGTTCTCTTCAATGTAAGTTCTAAAGAGTTGGATCATACCCTCTGCATGTTGTGTCTCATCTACAATAGACCACGTTACAATCTGTCCCATGCCTTTCATCTTACCATGACGTGGAAAGTTAAGTAGCATGATGAAGCTAGAGAACAGTGCCAGTCCCTCAGTGAAGGCAGAGATAGCAGCAATCTTAATAGGCAAAGATATTTTCTTACTGTTTACATTAGCCATGAAGTACTCATGCTTCTCACGCATGGCATCGTACTCCAAGAACTCATTGTATGTAGAGTCAGGCATACCCAGTGACTCAATCAAGTGTGAGTAGGCTGCAATGTGTAGTGCTTCTCTAGCAGCAAAGCCTGACAACATCATGCGTACTTCAGGCTGTGGGAAGTTAGGTAGGTAGTTATCAATGTACCCACCAGCTACATCAATATCAGACTGAGTAAAGAACCTAAAGATATTAGTTAAGAAATACTTCTCTTCAGTAGAGAGGGTATTCTTCCAGTCTTTAATGTCTTCCATCATGGGTACTTCAGTGTGCAGCCAGTGAGACTGTTCATGTTTTAACCACAGGTCATACGCCCACGGGTAGTGGAACGGTTTGAAGTAGTCACGTCTGTCTTGAAGTTTTAATTTACTGGTCATAGTAAGGCCTCTTTCCTCTGTTGTCTTTCCACTGCCTTGGTATGTCGTCTTCATGTTCAAAAGGATAGCGGCTGTTCCACATAGCACAGGATATGCTAGTAAAAATTCCGTATCCTTTTGATCTTAGATAACAGTACCACTTATATATCATGCTAACCTTCACAAGCCAAGCACTCCTCACCAGAAGCAAGTGCTTCCATATCAATCTCCTGTATAATCTCCCGTTCAATCTTACGTGATACCTTATCAGCCTTACCAATCTTTTCAGAACGGCAGTAGTACATAGTCTTGACTCCCTTCTTCCATGCCATGAAGTGTACAGCATGTAGGTAGGTGATGTTTGCATCTGGCCTGAAGAAAACATTGAGTGACTGAGACTGATCAATGTATTCCTGCCTATCAGCAGCATGTTCAATCACCCACCGCTGATCAATCTCCATAGAAGTCTTGTATATCTCTTTCTCTTGGTCGTCCAAGCAGCGTAGGTGCTGCACTGAACCATCATTAGCAATGATTGATGACCAGATACGATCATAGTTTAAGTTAGTATTCTTTTCACACTTGTCTTTAATAAGCTTATCTAAGAACTTGTTTTTATTTAAGAAAGAACCACTCAAGGTATCCTGTCTGTAGGCGTTAGCTCTCCAAGGTTCAATAGATGGAGAGGTATTGCCCATAATAATAGAGGAAGAAGCATTAGGTGCAATAGCCATGACATGACTACACCTTAGTCCAGTGCCTTGGGCATCAGGAGCCTCACCTCTCTCACGTCCAAGCTCAAGGTTGGCTGAGTCAAGACCTGATCTAATGTGTCTAAACATTTTCATGTTAGCAGACTTAGCCACGGCAGATTCAAATGGCATACCCTTCTTCTGTAGGTAAGCATGAAAACCCAAGGCACCTACACCTACACTACGCTCACGCATTGCTGAATATTTAGCACGGCTAATACTATCAGGAGCATCTTCAATAAACTTACTCAGAGTATTATCTAACATCTCCAAGACATCTTTAAGAAAGCCTTTGTCTTTAGACCACTCATCAAAGTATTCTAGGTTAAGAGAAGACAAGCAGCATACAGCAGTGCGATCTTTATTAGTAGGTAGTATAATCTCTGAGCATAAGTTAGACTGGTTGATCTCCAAGCCAAGCTGCTTCAACCATACTGGCATCTTCTCATTGGATGTATCAATGAAGTGTATGTATGGCTCGCCTGTTTGCATACGCATCTCTAAGATACGCTGCCACATATCTCTTGCTGATACAGTATCTTTAATTTCTTTTGTATGTGGATCACGTAGATGCCAGCTATCATCTATATTAGGATCAGTCATAGAATCTTCAATAAGCTGCATAAACTTATTGCTAATATTAATACCATGATGGAGGTTCAAGCATCTAAAGTTTTGATCACCAGTAGGCTTACGCATCTCCAAGAACAATAGTATATCAGGGTGATCAATGTTTAGGTAGGCAGCATAGCTTCCCCTACGTGTACGTCCCTGACGGTAGGCTAGGCTAGAGGCATCATACATCTTTAGATGAGGCATCATACCCGTAGACTTGTCATCAGCAGAACGAATACCAAAGCCAATACCTACACCACCACCATACATGGACAGCCAGTTAGTCTCTGATAGATTGTTTACTAATCCTTCAGCGGTGTCATCAATGTAGTTAAGGTAACACGAGATAGGCAGTCCACGCTTGGACCTACCATAAGATAGTATAGGAGTAGAGTAAGACAGCCAGTGCTTAGAAGCATAGTCATAAAGTCTTTGGGCGTGATCGTTATCAGTAGAAAATGTTTTAGATACAAAAGCAAATCTCTCTTGCGGAGACAACTCATTATCCATCATGTAAGATTCCTTAAGCCTAGCAATACCAAGCTCGTCGAACAAGTGATCTTGTGCGGGGTTGATGTTGATGCCAAGGTGGGTCATTTGAGGCATGTAGTTAGTCTCCTTTATTGTATTCCATTTGTAGTATCATCTGTGCGTAGTGAATTACTTTACGTATGTCAGCTTCACCATCACCCTTTGTTCTGTGTCTGGTAATATACTTAACTACATTACCTTCAAGAAAGTCAAGCCCGTTAGAATAGATATACTCTACAGGTTGTATTTTACAATCCTTATAATGATTACCTCCAACTTGTGTATTCAATGCTTTGTTTTGATGGTCTAGTATTTTTTCCACTTGCTCTCTATCTTCTTTCATTCTTCTTAAGATGTAGTGATCTCTTTCTTCAGCCATCCACTTCACGCCTACTTCCTTTTAGATTTTCTAAGCTTTCTATTACAAGACTCAATCCAATTTGAAAAGGTATTTGTAAACAGACATGGAGACACAGCGTGGATTATCAACGCCAGCCCAACTGCTATACCTTCTCCTAACATACTGAAAGAAAACAAGAAATGTTCTTTGTATGTCATGTTAACATCATTCAAATGTTTATTCAAGTTCTTTTCTCCTTAGTAAAAGATTTAGTTTATGTCTTACTTCTTTTTTATTGTCTGAGTTAATAACATAAGATGCAAACTCTCTAACCTTATTAGGATTAAGCTCGGCATAGTCACATATAAATTCAAAGTTTTCACTAGTCACACCTATAGAAGCGAAGAACCAATTGGTAGCTTCTCTTCTTAGAGATGTAATACTACTTGACTCAGTAATACTTTTAGACTTAGTTGCATCCAATAGAGCTTGGTATATAACAGATAAGAATAAAATATTGTTTGAATCTTTTTTACTTTCCTCTTGTAACTCTAGTATATTATTTATATTTTGTTGGTTCATCCTCAAACTCTTGTACTGGCCTATAGAACTTACCACCCACATAATTATTATAGTATGCTGGCTCATCTGTACCTTCTAAGGTAGATGATAAGACATTATATTTCATCTGGTAGTATAGCTCGTAATATTTCAGGCTTCTTTTATTTTTAAACTCAGCTATAATTTCAAACTTAAAACTTCTCTTGCCTAACTTCTTAATATCTTCTAGTAGTAACTTAGAAGAACCCATATAAATAAGCCAGTTAGACTCTCTCTTGGTAGCTTTAGCACTACCCTTCTTTCTTTTTACTGGATGCCAATACTGCTTGCATCCTACGTAAGCCTTACCTGTTTTCTTATTTGTAATAAGATAGACAAACCCAAAGTGTTTGTTAGGGTTAGGCTTACTAGGATACTTCCAGTGCATTTAGGTAGTTACTTCTTCAACGTCAGGCGTCTTAACAACTTCAACCAATTCTCTTGTACCATTTGAATACTTAAAAGTACGTATTCCTTTACCTTGATTAGCATCAGACCAACACACACCTTTGTGTCTACAATAAACACAACCAACAGCAAGCTTAAGGTTGCCAGACTTCCCATCAGGAACAGCAGCATAGCACCTAGAAGGTATATTACTTCCTTTAACAACTTCTTTAAGGTGCTTAATCCTGCTACTAGCATTGACCATCTCCATAGAGTGTACTGGTGTTAAACAAATCTTACCAGTAGATTTATCTATAACAAGAAAGGCTGCTTCAGATATACCATTGGCTTGAGCATAGGCAGATATCTGTGCCATGTATCCAAAGGGATCGTCGTCAGCTATTGTATTAGACTCAAACTTTTTAAAGCTGAATCCAGAAGCAGACTTACAATCAACCAAAACCCCATCAATAATTGCATCCTGATGACCCAGTACTCCTTCTACTGTAACTTCTTTCTGTTGCGCTTCTACTGTGTGACCTGCTATGGATGCACAGAGTAGTAGAAGTTCTTCAAGAATATATCCATATAGAAATTTAATACGTGTACTTGGTGGTAGTTTTTCTTCTGTTGTTTCTGTATTAACATCATACCATAGTTGCCTATCAGGCTTTCCTATTGCAGACAGTCTAAGATTTCCACTGTCCCTTGGTTTACTGTACATAAATTCTTTGATGTGAACCTTAAGCATCTCACCAAAGTTATCTATGAGATCATCTACTTCTTTCTCATCACGTTCTATAGGTGTGAGATTAAATAACTCATAGATATCTTCTACTATTGTATTAATATTTTTCATAATAGGATTGGGGTGCTACACGAACCATTTTGCAAAAAAATGCAGCACCCCACCCTCACCTAGTTGCCGAACGGGATATCATCTGACATCTCAGAGGCACCATTATTAATATAGCCACCCTCCACAACATCAAAGTCTTTATCCATAGCATACTCAACCAACTCAACAACTTGAACTGCTGCAAGATCAGCAGACACACCTGCCTTACCTGCATAGTTCCACTCAAAGGGAAGTGCCTTTACTGTAACCACACTGCCATTCCCAATAAGTTTCTTATCCCAAGGATTGTTTTGGGAATCCACTACCGTAGGTGCTGAACGTGGACCGTTCTTGCCCTGCACCTTACGTTTCAACGTGACAAACTCACCACGTTCATCTTCTTTGTTACGTACATTTAGACCTGCACCTTCTACTAAAGCTTTGGTATCTGCATCAAGGCAGAGATCGACTTGCCAAGCAGGTTCAAACGTGCTGTTAGGCTCTACGACAGAGGCCCAATAGCATTTACCAGTTAAATATAGAGGTTGAATTGGAGGCATATTAATTTTCCTTGTGTTTAGTGCCACACTATTGTGGCTGTTGATATTGTGTTTGTCTACTACTATAACTCCATCAGTATACACTACCTGATTTGGAGTGTCAACTACTTAATGTGTATCAGCCCATGTTTTTCCAACTTTATAATCACAGTCTAATTCACACTTCATCTTCAGTGTCTTTGTTGTCTGTGTCATTGCCTCCTTTGTTAGCCTACAAAATCTTTCTATGTCAGGGATAGCTACTTCAAACTGATACTCATCATGTATCGAAGCAACTAACCTCGCATCTAACTTAGCTTTAATGACTCGTTCCATGATGTGAACAAGCCACTGCTTGCATACTATAGCACCAGCACCCTGAAGTAAAGTGTTAAGTGCTGCATGTTCTGATCTAATGTGTAGCAGCCTACCATCTAAAGCTTTTATTGTATCACCAGCAGCTTCTTTACTGACCAACATCCTAAGATGCTTAAGGGCTGGCATGTTATTCAAGAACCTAGTTATCAACTGTTGTCCATGCTTGGCTGTACCACCTACTACCTTACCAATCTTTGCTGCACCAGCACCATAGAGGAAAGCATAGATAAATGTCTTGGCTTGATCCCGTGTCTTAAGACCTGCTCTTTCTTGGTTAGCTGTATGTACATCACCCGTCAATACAATATTGGTATACTCAGGGTCATTCATGTAGTGTGCCAAGCATCTTAGCTCAAGACCGCTGGCGTCCACACCTACCAAACGATACTTAGATGTATCATCAACTGTCCATAGTCCTCTGCACTCTTTGCCGTAAGGGCTATAGACAGCGGGAACTTGTGCCATATTAGGAACTGCATGTGCCATCCTTCCAGTTATAGTACGAAGCGTCATCACACTACCACGTACACGGTTATCTTCTTGACATGCCATGATCCAAGACTTTAGTAGACCAGTGCGTTTCTGCAATAGAAAATATCTATTGAACATCTTAGCTTCAGGTAATTTAATCTTAGACAAGACTGCTTCATTAATAATTACATTACCTTTCTCAGTCATTTGAGTAGGCTCCCACCCTTTAGCTTGTAGTCTATCAGCTATCTGCTTACGACTTGCTATATTGAAGGGTATGTATTTAGTCTTAGTCTTTAGTACTACTTCAGTTGGTTCAAAGTCTTCTTCTGCCTTACGCTCCAGTGTAGACAGTTCATCTTGTAACTGAGCCTGTAAGATCATAGCTTCTTTTATTTTAAAAGCAAAGCCATTCTTCTGCTGCTTATCTATGATAGCCCTGACTTTACACTCTAGCTCGTAAGCTTTAGGCTTGAACGGTTTACCTTCTACCTCTAACTTCTGTGCTACAAGGCGTGTTACTTCTGTGTCACGCTTACAATACTCTAACATTTCAGGTGAGTAGTGTGCGAAGTCATGGAAGTCACCCTTCTCAAAGCCAAGGGTTTTACCCCAAGCTTCAAGAGAGTGACCACCATCACGTATTGGATTATAAAGCTGTGACTCAATGAGAGTGTCACGTATCTGACTAAGCTTTATGTTACATCCAAGTAAACGATTCAGGACAGGAGCGTCGAAGCTAATACCATTGTGCATTACAAAGGTATCAATCTGCTGCGACCAACTAGCAAACTCCGAACACTCCTGCCCTACCCACGCCTTAACCTTATTAGTTTTATAACTTCTTGCTACGATACAATGTATCTTTGTTGCATTTAAACTATCTGTTTCAATATCAACTATAGCTGTTGTCATTATACCTTAATGAGACAAGCATCCTCCACTGGTATATGAAAGAACTTCTCACCCTCTCTGATATTCCTATTAGACACTTCTTTTACTTCACAGTCAAGTAAAATATTTGCGTCAATATGCCACGCCTGTTTGCAATCGCTACGCCATACTATAAATGTAAAGAGTGCATCAGGATATTCCTTTTTCCACTTAAGCAGCAAGCGGTTCTTGCGGTAAGGGATACGTACTTCTTTCCAACTAGGGTTCCACTCACCCTTCCAAGAATACTTAACCTCTACTTCATAGAGGTGGTGAATACTTTCTGTAGCTTTGCAGACAATATCAAAGTCTTTCCTCTCTGTAGTATCAATAGTAGTATAGTTCATATCTTTAATATACTTTAGGGTAGCTTGCTTGGCATCCCTGTCAGCTACTTGATATAAAGCTCTGTCAAATTGTTTACGTGGACCTGTTTGGTTCATTCTTCTTCTCCATTTTGTTCTGTTGTTGTTTCTCATGTTGATTCATTCTTCATTCTCCGCAAAAGGGTTATCAATCTGTGTCATCCTACCAGTATCTTTATCGTAATGCAAGTAGCAAGCAACACCAGTGTCACCAGTGTACCTGTTCTTTAAGATACGTAGGGTGGTGGTGTTGGCTGCTTGCTCATCGTCTGCCTGTTGGTTACGCTCCAGTGCAATAACTGCGTCAGATAGGTGTGCAATGCTGGCAGACCCACGCAGGTGTGACAGTGATACCTCACGGCCATCCTCATGCCCACGATCACCGCTTGGCCGACGTAGGTGGCTCACAAGCAGCAAGCCTATGTTTGTTTCTTCAACCAGAGAACGCAGCTTAGTCATTAGAATATCAATTGACTTACGTTCATCACCGTTGTCTTCCTGACCTGATACCAAGATAGATAGGTGGTCAAGGATAACCCACTTAGTTCCTAGTGCCTTTGCCATGTAACGAACACGGCCTAAGATTTCATCGTTACTGATAGAACCAAAGTGATCAAAGGCAAAGAACCTCTTGCTACCTATAGTTTTATCTTGCCACTCTGTTAACTGTGCCTTGGTATATTGATCACGTACTTCTTTGATATAGAGCCTAGCATTGGCCTCCACTGACATGATATTAAAGGCTGTATTGCGTATGCTTTCTTCCATTGCCAAGATACCAATGTTATCTTTGGTATTCATAAGTAGGTGGTGCATTAGCTCACGCATGATACTGGACTTACCCATACCAGCACCACTGGTGAACGTCACTAGCTCACCCGTCCTCATGCCATAGGTCTTCTCATTCAACTGTGTCCAAGGGTAGAGACAAGTCTCGCAGTAGCTCTCATCGTACAGACTATCACCTAGATCATGCAGGTTGACAATCCCAGCAGGGGTGAAGGACTTAGCACCCCACCATGCAGTCATAAAGTCTTCTGACTTACCCACCTTGAGGTATTCATTGGCATCCTTCAAGTCTAGGTTCATAACCTTGCACTTGTTAGGCTCAAAGATTTCAGCCACATCAGCAGCTGCTTGCTTGCCAGCCTTGTCATTGTCAAAGCATAAGACTACCTGATCAAACTGATTGAGGTACTCAAAAGATTGCTTACAGTTAGACACTGCTGATGCTGCACCATTCTTCAGGGAAACGACAGGCCACTTAGACCCCATCATTTGATAGGCAGACATAGCATCTACCTCACCCTCACAAACGGTAACGAACTTACCCTTCTGAGTGAATACATTCTGACCAAAGAGGCCAGCACTGGTCATCTGTCCTTCAGACCAGAACTTTTTGTTGGCTGTGTCACGTACCTTATTACAGATATGATTACCATTTGTATCATAGTACTGATAGACATGGTGTGTTGTCATGGACCCCTTCTTTTTTGTGAGGGTGCCATACTTCTTGGCTGTATCTCTCAGTATCTTGCGATCTGCAATATCATTATACTCAGCCATCTTGCTAGATGTTAGTTCAGTAAGTGGCGTAGGTGGAGTAGCCGCCATCGCCGCCACAGTCTGTTGTATTGGTAATCTAGTAGCCATAGTCGTGACTTCCTTTGGATGTTGATAAGTTTTACAGCTAAAGCAGAAGGTGTGTCCATCATTGTAGTGATGGTTGGCATCAGAAGAATCACACTTGGGACACGGCCCTTTCCTTCCTTGTTCTTCGGGTTGCATTGGTCTTTCCTTTTGCAATTGAGTAGGTCTCATGGTCTCGTAGTCTTAACATATAGCACAAGCCCTGCCTGTCGTCAAGCTCTTGTTGTGCTTCACGTCTAGTCCTGTAGCTTTTCAGGGTGTTACTCTTGGCATCTGCGCCTCTGTATACTAGGTTATACATCGTCGAAGGTTTCATCCCATAGGTTGCTAACAAAATCTTCTTTGTCTTCCATTATCTCATTGATCTCAATGTTGGCTAGTTTTCTAGCCTCTTTAATATCATAACCCTCTTCTTTGTACTGGCGAACAAGTCCTCTCAATAGAGATGACCGTTCTTTCTGCCAAAAATTCTTACTCATTATCTATCATATCTTCTATAAACTTTTCTACTTCTTCCTCATTTGTAGGTTCATACCCGTTGTCTAACATAGTATACCATAGATCAGCAGGATATCCAAGAGATTTTCTTAGGGACTCTTGCTTCTCTTTCCAGTGAGCATAAAAGTTATGTATCTCTGCCGTCACTTAACTCAGCCCATAACTTATTTGGAGTGCTGCCCTGCTTTGCAATAGACAATTCTTTTCTAAGTTGTTTATTAGCATCAGTCAACTCTCTTACTTGTGACTTTAGTGTAGCTATATTTTTATGTAGGACAGCTACGTACCCATTATATTCTTCAGTGAACTCTGTCAATTCTAACACATCCTTCCTCAAAGACTACACTATCATCAATCCCTAGAGAGTGTAGAAATTCTATAGCTTCTCCTTCAGTATCAAACTTAAGAGGTATACCAGTAGGTGTTGTTAATAGATCAAAGCAATCAAACTCTTTTATCTCCACACATTTTTCATTTAGAATGTCTTGAACTATTATGTAAGTCATTTATAAAATATATGTTTACCTATTTGTGAAATCTTTTTCATTTCTTTAGCCCATTTAGGATTAACATATAGGGCATGGTAGTGTGTAGCCTTATCAACTGTAGCTACAACACTCCCACTTAATGCTAAGTCTTTCACGGTTAGTGCTTTTTTATAAGATAACTTATCATACATTCTTTCAGATTTACCATCACACCAATAACTAAAAGCACACCTATTCTTTACAGGACTTCCTTTAAAATACTTACCTGACTTTACTACTTTACATATAGTATTAGGAAAATATTTATTAGAAACTCTTTCTAAAATAACATTTGCTACTGCTAATTGACCTCTTAAAGTTTCACCTCGTGCTTCAAAATAAATAGCTTGAACTAAACAAATTTCTTGTTCATTTAGCGATGAGTTAAAAAGAATACTACTATCTTTTGCGTGTAAAGAACTGCTAAAGAATACTAGTATTATTATTAGATATTTCATTAACTAAACTTACGTTTATTGACAAACTTTTCTAAATCTTTTTGAACCCAACTAATTTCTTTTTCAATTACTGTGCGTGTCTTAACAAGAAACTTCAGCTTCTCTGAAAAATCAAGACGATTATAGTCAGCAGTAGCTACTAAAGTTGGAACGCTTGCAACTTTTTTAATCTCTAGTATATTAGACATTACTTTTTATCCTCTATGTTTACTCCAAAAATATCCCCGATGGTTTCAGGGAAGAGATCATACTCTTTAGACATCCCACCTACAACATCTCTTTCAATATCATTGAGTGATAACTCAGACCAGTAAACTTCTAGTGCTTTAGTGTCACGCCTAGCTTTAAACATATGATACTCTCCCGCAGGAACTATCGCTACGTCTTCAGCATATAGAACTGTGACATCTACTAAGTCATAGTCTTTCCACCTGTGTATTTCTAACTCACCATCCTCAACATAGAAAGCATTTATCTTTGACTGATGACAATGCTTAGAGCAATACCCACCAGCATTAACAAAGATAGAATGCAATTCTATTTGAGGACGTTGGATGAGGGGGATCGTTGTCCCCCACACCTTTCCTTCTACTATACTCATGTACTATGACTCATCTCTTCATTCATGTTTAAGAACTCATTGATATCTGTTAGACTTACTTCTGAGATACTCTTTGTTTTAATACCAGACGCTTCTAAAGTAGATAGAATATAATCTTCTAAGTCTTCTGGTATGTGGTTGTGATTAGTGTAGTTAAAAAAGTACATCTTTACATCCCTTATCATATAGAAGCAAGCGCTTCCTATTGTACCATACAATTATACTACCTACAATAGTTAGTCAAGTAATATTTTTAACACTATAACTATTACAGTAGGAATTATAATAAACTCTAACACTATGCAGCCTCCAACTCTAACCAAGTAGGTGACACCAACATTTTCTTTACCTCTTCTTCACGCAATACTTTACGGGTGTGTGCCTTACCCTTCATTCTAGGTGTAGCTGTGTGGCTAGACCACTCAGTAGCAGCCTGATAAGCCGTCCAGAGTGAACCCTTCATCTGTGTACCATACTTCTCATAGAGACCCTTACCATGTACGTGACGGTTCTCATTGTCAAAGGTCTTCATAAGATTAGACAACATAACTTTGTTGGCTACATTCTTACGCTTAACATTATCAAATCGTTTGGCTAATGTCTTGGTGAACAAATCAATTGCATTGTCTCTACTAAGCTCAGTATTATACCACCTTTTCATTTGTGTCAACCCTTCACCAGAGACATACTCAGATGCCGCCCTGATCTTGGCACCAAATGACACAGCATCAAAGCCCTTGGTGTGTCTACCGTACACATAGGCCAGCTTATCACCACTGACCAAGGTATTGAAACAGAACGCCCTGAAGAGGCCCATCATACCGTTGTTGGCCCATGTCCTGTTATGACTGGTGCGGAAGACAAACTGTGGTATCACAGGTCCAGTGCCATCGATGTCCTGTGCATGGGCAGGGAACTTAGCAATCAACTCCATCCTTGCACCACTGTCGTAGGTGTTGGTGGTGAAGTCAGCATCAGTCAGGTCCAACCCTGCTAGGTTGAGTGCCTCTTCAATCTGATCTACGATAGTAAGATACTGNGTAGGCTCATAGCTATCTGATACAATAGCCAGTGGCTCCATAGTATCTACACGACGCAGACCTACACCAATCTCTGTGGGTATTTTAGTTAGGGTGCTAGGGTTATGTAGCCCAGAGTAGGGTGTATACAGTGGGAACTTCTCTACTTGAAAGTTTAGTTTATCATGGTCAAACATATTCATTCTCCTGTTTCTAGGGTAATAGGTGCATCAGTGTCATGGAAGCAAGTGAGTTTAAGTTTCTCACCCCTAGATGTTGTTACCTCTACATCCACTGTTCCAAATGTTTCCATGTCTGTTTTAGATATAACAATAGAACTTACATCGTGCATTGAAGTATTCATTGGTCTTCCTTAGTTAGTTAACATTATATTAAGAGTATTAGCGTAGTCTTCCTTCACCTCATCTATAGTTTTATACTGATAGTTTTCTTCATACCATTCCTTTTCTCCAGTACCCTCGCACTCATGGCATTTGTTAGGTGTAGTATTATAACCATATAATTTACCTTGTCCACCACAATCTTTACATTGTTGTACAATAACCCATGTCATTCCATTAACTCCCATTTCTGCATAGCAATAATTGTAGCTGCTTGTTCAGCATCAGCCTCACTCATACCATCATCTATCAGTTCATAGAAGGCTTCGTTAAATAGTGTTAACATTATCTCATCATTAAATATATTAGACATCACCTAACTCCTTCTTAATAAACTCTGCGAGTTCACTTGCGTCACTTAGTCGCACCACTTGTCCAGCAATTCCCTTAGAATTTCCTTCTTCATCTACACTGATTAGTGCTGCTTCCATAGAACCTTTTTCTCTAATACCTTCTACTCCTAGAATATTTTTCTCATAAGTAGAGACTTGAATTAAAGATATGTAAACACCATCCTTTAATTTTATTCTAATTCCACCTGACATACTATCTTCTCCTCCTAGATGTGCAGATTATAGCACCGGGATACATACTCTGCTCTGGAAAGAAGGCTTCATCTTCTG